TGGTAACAATACCCAAGAAATCGACGCTAGCCTTGTGAGAGTAAAGGCAACAACTGAGAGTCTTCTCGCAAGTATTGCCGCTGCTACAGCACCACCAGTTCCACCAGTTACACCGCGAGGCGTTTCCCCCACAGGGTATGCACCAGTTGGTCCGATGGATGGTGACTCGTCGCACAAGACGTACACCGCTCAGGACATCCAGAACATGAGCATTGAAGAGTACACCGCTAATCGTCAGGCTCTGCTCGGCGCGGCAGTGAAGTCAGGGCAGGATCGCGGAATGTTCGGCTGACAAAAGCCGGACACCATAACGTAAATAGGAGACATCATGGCATCTGCCATTACCGGTTCCACGGCGCTGTCGGCTTCGCCCACGGCGTATGCAGGTGCCAACAGTCAACTGGGTCAGGCCATTCAAGTCATCTGGTCGAAAGAGATCCTGTTCCAGTCAATGCCAATCTTGCGGTATGAGCAGTTTGCCGTTAAGAAAACGGAACTTGGGGTTCAGCCCGGGCTGACCATCAACTTCATGCGCTACAACAACCTGGGGGCCGCAAGCCAACTCGTTGAAGGCGTGCGCATGACGACCAACGCGCTGTCCGCGTCGCAGTTCTCCATCACCGTTGCCGAGCACGGTTACGCCGTGGCCGTCTCCGAGTTGCTGTTGAATGCTTCCTTCGATGACGTCATGGCCTCCTCCTCTCGTCTGCTCGGCCGCAACATGGCCCTGTACCTTGATGGTTCCGCTCGCGACACCCTGCTCCAGGCGACCTCAGTCATCTACGGCTATGACAAGTTCTCCGCCGCCATCGCTCGAACCAGTCTGTCACCGTATGACCATGGCACTGCCGCGACCAGCCTTGACACCCTGACCGGTGGCTTCGACTTCACCGCTGCGGTCACCAAGGACGCCGTTGAGACCCTGGCGACCAAGAACGTTCCTCGCCTCGGTGAGACCTACGTCTGCTTCATCCACCCGCACCAGAGCCGCAAACTCCGTGACGACCCTGAGTTCATCGAGGTCACCAAGTACGCCGCTCCAGGTAACTTCATGCTGGGAGAGATCGGCCGTCTGAACGACGTCGTGTTCATCGAGACCACCCAGGTCAAGCAGGTTCTGAATACCGGTGGTAGCACCGTCTATCAGGCCAGCATCATCGGTGACAATGCTTTCGGTCACGCGATCTCCCTGCCTGTCGAACTGCGTGACGGTGGAATCCTCGACTTCGGCCGCGAGCACGCGCTGGCGTGGTACGCGATCTGGGGCCTCGGCATGATCACCGATCAGGCCACCCTGACCATCGAGACCAACTAAGGCCCGCTCAAACAGGGCGAATCCTTAGACTTATGAAGAAGGCCTTCCGGACTCACAGTCTGGGGGCCTTCTTCATTACGCTGTTCTAGTAAGACCAAAAACACTCGTGCCCTATTCAGGAGAACCATATGTCTGCTACATCCGTTTCCCGCAAGTCCCCTGCCGATATGACTGGCCGTCGCAAGGCCCAGATGGCCGACGACAACGCTGAGGCCCTTCGTCTGCGCGAGGGAGAGATCTCTCTTGCCAGCGCCGCTGCGGCTGAGGAGAAAGAGAACGGCATCATTGACCTCACCGAGCCGAGAAGGGTTGAGGTTCCGGTCGTCGAAGAGGTTCAGGACGTTGAGGTGGAGGAGCCTGTTCGTGAGTTCAGGGTCAACACCAAGATTGAGAACATGACCGTTGGCGTTGGCAACCTATATGACTTCGAAGAGGGCCGCACCTACCGTGCCAAGAAGCACATCTACGACCGCCTTGACAAACTCGGATACATCTGGCACTGATCGACTTCCGGCTAAGAAAGGGACTTCTGTGGCTACCACGAAGACCAAGCCCAAGTCAGGTGACACGTTCACACTGACCGCACCTGAGGGGCATGGAACCGGTATTGGCACCGTGCCTGCGGGTACCAAGGTTTCCATCGATCTCATTCATACGAAGCCGGTTCCTGGCGTCGGTGGTAGCGAGGGCGTCCTGTTCTCCTGGGTGCCGGAAGACTCGGTCAATCAGCGCTCGGCGCATCTTCCGATGGAGCACTTCCTTCGGCTGTTCAAGAAGGTTGGTAAGTAAATGCCTGGACTGCCTGATACTTTCGCTGGCACGGTTCTGGACTTCATCACCGGCCGCTCTCCGTACGTGTGGACCCCCGCCAGCCTCGGAACGGTAACCGTAGCCATCACCACAGGCGTTTTGACTGTTTCAGCAGCCCACGGCCTGTCCGTGAATGAGGCCGTGGTGCTAGGAACAATGACCACGGGTGCTCCCCTGGTGTCAGCCACCACCTACTACGTGGCGTCCGTTCCCACGACCACCACCCTGACCCTGGCTGCCACTCTTGGCGGAACACCGATCGTCACAACGTCGGCCGGTTCCTCGGTGTCCATCACTAAGGTCTCAGGCAACACGTACACAGGCAGCACGTACCTCTTGCTGCTTAGCGAAGATCCCGGCGACGACGCGGTGATGGCCTCCCTAGTCGAGATCACAGACGCCGGATATGCCCGTCAACTGGTATCCCATGTGGTCCCAACCCTGAGCCCTCGCGGCACCACGAACAGTGCCCTGTTCACCTACGGGCCCTTTACGGCTGGGATGGCCTCTGGTGCTGCCTACGCTGCCCTCGTGGAGGCTGCTACAGGC